AAATCCTAATTATGGCAGAGGAAAAGAAAGGAGTTTTTGAAAAGCTCAAAGAAAATATTACTGACAAAGAAGAACAATTAACTTTTATATCTGTTGTTGTTCGACTTGTTGTAGTTGCGTGGAGTGGTTTTATAGTATCCCTTAATTACATAACGCTACCGGGATACAGTAATGAACCTAAGGATATAACTTTCCCTGCAAGTTTGCTGACAGGTGCGTTAGCGAGTTTTGGTTTGGAAGGTGCTAAAAAAAGAGGTGACGGTACATTTAAACCAGAAGATAAACCATTGAATAAGAAAGAAGTAGAAGCGTTACTAGCATCACAATCTGGTAGTTATCAAACAGTTAGAATTGAAACGCCAATAAAAATTATTGGTGCAGAAATTGATGATTCTAAATCAAAAAAATGAAAAAACTACTAGCACTACTATTACTGTTTAGCCCTTCTGTTGCACTAGCAGACATAAATCATTCAATTCAGAATGTTGTTTCTGTCAGTACATTAGGAGCTAGTTCAACGGCTAATCGCATAGGTACTACGTTTTCTGCATCAGGTACAAATGTCACGCCAACAGCAGGTGACACTGCAAATGCTATTGGTACTTTAGATTTAACGGATGCACAGATCACTAATGGCGTTCCCACAATTGACGCTACAACTACTTACGCAGTTACCACCGCAGGGGATGCATGGTCTGTGTCGGAAAGTTTCATCCAAGGCGATTCTATACCTACTTCAAATACTACGGTTACAAATGGTGCTGTACCTGCACTACCAATATTTGGAGATACAACAACTTTTGCTGGTGGAAATATAGGCACAACAGCTATGACTATGGACAGTGGTGGAGCAATGACAGTTAACTTATCTGCTACAGGAGCAGGTGTAACAGCACAAATGTCTAACACAATTAAATTAGAAATTGATTAATGAAATGGCTGGTACTTTTTTTATTGGGAGTACCTAGTGCATATGCAGGGGGAATTACGCCTTCGTTTTCTACAGGCCAAATGGAATCTTCAAGCTCCAGTAAAACCATTATCGTGGAGACAATCGTTACTGAAAATTATCGTACTGGGTATAGCTATTCGCTCCAAGGCCACAACATACAAGTTAAAGACGGCACAGTTATATCACCAGATGCTACATATACAAACACGCAAACAGTTAACGGAGTCTCATTTCAATGGGTTACCCCAAATTTAACTACGAAGCCACAGTGGGAAATAGTAAATCCACAAGAATCATTCAGCATAACGGAAAATTTTCTTGCACCCGGTTTGGATGCAACAAGCACAGTACAACGCACCATAACAACAGAAAGTCAAAGCACAAGTTTGTCAATTTTTTCAAATTAAGTTTACTTTTATTGTTTATATCTCCTGTTAAAGCTAATACCGTGAGTTCGCCATCGGCCAGTTCGTCAGGTACGGTGATTAATAACGGCTACCAAACTATAAATGGCGGGTTTCCAACGATGATTTATGGGGGTCAGGTGCAATGCCAACAGCCAACACTAGCTTTTACACCGTTTGTAACTAAAGGAGAAAACTACAGTACACCTAGAATTACTACAACCACTACTAATATTTACGATCTTTCAGAAGATGCTAATGGTAACCTAGTTAATCCGGGATCTATTCTTTATCAAAGTGAACAACCAAGAATAGAGCAATCAACTCATAATTTTAATTATGGATTTACTGTTAGCTTACAGATACCACTTGGAAAAGGATCTGATCTTTGTTTAAAAGCAGCAGAAAATCAAATAGCAGGTCAAGAATTTATATTGGCTAAACAAAAATTAGAAGTAAATTTGGCAAGAATGAAGCTATGTGCCGAGCAATTTAAACTTGGAGTAAAACTGATAAACGAAGATGCAGTTGCGTGTAGAAATGTTGTGCTAACGACTATACCAAATCAAGTTGTGCCACATACACATGAAATAAAAACTAAGTAGATTTATCCTTAGACTTTCCTAGACGTTTTATAAGCTGCTTCGTAAGGGGTTTTATAGCGTTTAAAATAAGAGGAGTACTCGCAGCGATACTAGCGACAAAAAAAGTAGAGACAGCCACACTAGGCGTAGGTAGGTACTGGTCGATAAATTTGACTCTTTCATATTCGGTACGGCAATCACCGTTACTTTCTCTAATATAATCTTTAATCCGCTCTAATCTTTTTTCGTTAACAAAGCTTCCTATTCTTAACGCTCCTTCTGGGGGGCAGGGTTCGTATTCAATTTTCTTTTCTTCCTTTGGTTTCGGTTGTACTACGTTTGTGTCTTGTGTGGGCGTAGGAGCAGTGTTAACTGGTACTGGCTCTGTATTTACTATTTGTGCAGGGTCGTATCTCATAGGCGTATACGATGGCATTTCACCATGAGGACATACCGTGTATGTGCCACGTTTATCTGATATAAGTAAAGATGGATTGCGTGTAGTTTCTAAATCTCTGTGATATAAGTAACATCCCGGTAACTTGCCTTCTAGTTTTGGTCGTGTAAAATATGGTGTATCTGGGATATCAATCGTTGGAAGAGTTATCTCAGGTAACTTTATTTCAGACACTTAAGGAATTAGTTTTGGCTTAGATGGTATTGGTAAAGATGGGCCTGTTACGTCAGGTAATGCACTGCCAAGTACATCTGGCATTAATCCTTGGACTTCGCCAAGTACTTTATCCATAATCTTTTTTTGAAACTGTGGTGATTGTACATATTTGTATGTAAAAAAACCACCGCCTAGAATGCCTAACATAAGGATTCCAGTTACGATGGTAATAATGTCCAAAGCTTTTCTAAGCATCTTTTTTAAGCATGATTAAAGAACAAATAGCACGAGCTACAGCACTTATGTCAGTAGTCGTATTGCTTTTTATAGTAGCAATTAGTCCTCTTTACGTCACCATGGGATTAATGACAAGGCAGCTACAAGAAAAAATTAAGTAGTTTCTTCGGTTTCTGGTGTATTTCTGTCATTTATAATGGCCGTTAATTCAGTAAATCTTTTTTCACATTGTTTAGCAGTTGCTTGTGCTTCATTATATTTATTAACTACTTCTTGTAGTTCTGTTTGCAGTTCTTCAGTTGTTGGTTTTGCCATAATAAATTTAATAGGTCTAAATATATTGTGCCACGATTAGTTAATTGATGCCATTATGTAGTTACTTCTTCTGCTGTTATAACAGAAATTGGTCTTGTTCTATATGCATTGTTATCATCAGATGCTGTTCTGTTTACATATAAATGCGAAGTGCTACTACCTGAAAAACAACCTATTCTTATTCCATAAGTAGTTGCACTTGTTGTTGCAGGTGAATCAATAAAATCAAAAGGAATACACCTACATTCACCTCCATAAGTTGCACCCATTGTCATAGCCATAACTCTAACTCTGTTACCATCAGCATCACCTGTAGCAGTTGCAAGTATACTTCCGCCTTTATATAAAGCTATACCATAACCTCCATTATCGTCACTCATGGACATATTGATAAAACCTGTTATTCTAATTTTTGATGAGTTAAGAGTTGGAGTAATAGTAACATTTACACCAGTATCGTTTGAAAAAGTATTAACACTAACTGTACTTTGACTAAAGACATTTGTTTTAACTGTCTGTTTTACCTGTATTATTCCACCATTAGAACCACTTGGCAGACCACCGACAGGAACAATTGAATTGACTTTAAGTTGACTCATGATTTTGGATACTTGTCTTTGATTGTTTTAATAGTAGCTTTCCATGCATCTATACCATTATGGTAAATGTCATCTAACTGATCTTCAAGACTTGGATACTCTGTTCTTCTTTTAGATTTATAACTATTATTTTCTAAATCCCATGCAGCTTGTAGTGCAGCAAGTCCATCTGTACATTCTTTTTCTGTGGGTTTTGTACCACCATCATGCACTATAAGATTTTCATAGATTTTATTTTTATAATCAGACCAGCCAAACCATTGTCCTAAACGTACAGTTACAAGATAATCTTCTATGTGATTTGGTTTCATTATGTATCTCCTAATCTAGTAAAGGTTACACCAGTATGTTTATCTGTTGAATAACCAAGTATTTGTACGGTGTCTGATACGTCATACGAAATCTTCATTCTATATGTAGATGCGTCCGTAACATCAATTACATTACTACACACGACATTAATGTGTGCTGTATTCATATAACCGTTACCATATGTTGAACAGACATTAGTATAACTACTACCTGAATTGGTAGACACTGGGTGTCTTACACCTACATAAGTTCGTCCACCATTACCTTTAAATGTAAACATACTTTGTACTAAATAAATTCCAGCACTAGGAAATGTAAAAACTCCACTTGATTGACTCATGCCAGTACCAATATTCCCTGCTAATGCAGCAGATTGGTCTGAGTGTCTTGCCCAGTTTGATGTTATATCAGCTGTACTATTTACGTTTGCAGTAGAAGTTAACACCCAGTTATCGTGCATTGTTATGCCAAACGGCTGTACAGTACCAGAAGTGTTTTGTATTGTATTAACTTTTAATATACTCATGGCTTGGGATTAGCGTCTTTTACAGCTTTGATATGAGTAGCCCATGTGCCAGATGTTGTGACAGTTCCAGCAACTATATCTTTATAAAGCATATCTAACTGATCTCCTAATGAAGCATAGGTTGTTGAACCATTAATTGTTCTGTCTGTTTTGTATTTTACAGCAGCAGCTTCTGTATTTAATGTAGTTCTTGCAGCATCTATTTTACTCTGGTCAAGAGACACAGAGTTACCGCTTGCATCAAAAGCACCAGCACTATCATCAATAGAAACTACTGTTCCAGCGTATGCTTTATAAATTGCTTCGTGATCTAAGGCCATAATCAGTTTTTAATTAGATTATACATGGAAGTATTCATGCTGACACCTCCATTAATGTAATTCCAGAAGTATTTGAAGTGCGACTTGAAGAAGTGCCACTATCAGTTTGTCTATTAACAAATACTGTATTGGTATTATCATAATCTGCAACTTGTATTTTATAAGTTAATTGATTAGTTGTATTTGGACTATCTAAAAACGACCCACAATGCGTATCAGGATAACCATTATTAGCTCCTGTGTCTGAATTAGTACCAGAAACAGGTAACGTAAATCTTGAAGTACTGCCAGAAGCATCACCTTTAAATATATCAGTAGCAGTTCCGCTATTTACCCTTACGAGTGTAAAACCTGCACCAGCATAACTACTATTTGCTGTTGCATTTACATGAACAATAATAAGAATTTTACTTGTAGCAGATGTAGGTGTAATGTTTACTGTCAACCCTGTGACATCTTGTGGTGTACTGTTTGCACTTACGGAAAACTGACTTGTTTTTGTAACACTTACAACTTGTGTAATACCACCACCACCGCCTGTAGGTACACCTGCTACTGGGATAATGCTGTTGACTTTTAGTTGACTCATAATTTAAACAATAGTAAGGGTTTCATCAGTACCGACTTCAACAGTGACGCCGTTCGCAATAGTTATAGGACCTGCTGCCATTGCGTTGCGACCATTAGTAACAGTATAATTGCTGCTGACCGTTTGAGCATTTTCATAAAATACACCACCTTGAGTAACAGCGTTAGCAGTAATTTCGTAACTGATTGCAGGGATTCTAAATTTAGTGATTCCTTCACTGCTACTTGCAGCACCAATAGTACATTCGTTAGATGCACTGGTAGAAGAAGGGTCACTATTTCTACCTATAATTATGTTGTTATTTCCTGAGAAACTAGACAAATCACCAGCATTAGCTCCAAGTGCCGTGTTATTGCTTCCAGTTGCATAACGTAAAGATCTACGCCCTACAGTAGTGTTATTAGCAGAATTTGCTGTAAATAATGCTTCATAACCTATAACAGTATTATCATTATTAGCTGCTATTTCAAAACCAGCATTTGATCCTATTAAAGTATTACCTTGTCCAGAAGTAACTTTTTCACCAGCTTGGTGTCCGATTGCAGTGTTGTGGTAATTAGTGCAAAGTTCTAATGCTTCGTAACCAAAAGCAGTATTAAATCCACCACTTGTAGTTGTTTTTAGTGCTTCAAAACCAAAGCCAGTATTTCTATCTGCATCAGTAATAGCTGTACCAGCGTCTTTACCAAACAGAGTATTACCTTCTGCACTAGAACCAGAAAAGCTATCTCCAGCGTTAGAACCGCCTACAGTATTACCTTGAGCATCACTACTTACACCAGCAGCTGCCGCAGCAAATCCAGCTTCACCGTTGGAATCAACTGTTAGAACGTGACCGTTAGTAGGTGTACCACCATTATCTTTCAAAGTTACGTTTATACCGGGTATTCTAAACTTAGTAATACTTGTGTTACCTAAAGTTATTTCGTTAGATACGGTTGCAGAACTTGCAGCAGCTTCATATCCAATAAGAATATTATTAGCACCACTGGTTAAATTGTTTGTTCCACTATATCCAGCTTTATAACCAAGCAGAGTGTTGTTGTTACCAGTAACTGAATATCCAGCAGAGTGTCCTATTCCAACATTGTTAGTAAATGTTGTACCAGACCTTAAGGCTTGATTTCCAACAGCTACGTTGTTTCCACCAGTACTTAGAGTAAATAATGAAGCATACCCTATACCAGTATTCATATCACCTGACGTTTGGTTGTATGCAACATACGAACCGAAGTAATTATTTTGACCACCATTTACATTGTCTTTCCCTGACGAACTACCAACTATTGTATTGTTAGCGGCTGTTGTAACTTTTCCAGCGTTAAAACCAATTAAAGTAGAGTCAGCAGCAGTATCTAAAGCAGTACCAGCATCAGAACCTAAAACAGTATTTTGATCTCCAGTTGTTATTGTAGTACCAGCGTTATATCCAATAAGAGTATTGTTTGTAGCATTAGTACCGCTAAAACTATCGCCAGCATTAGTACCAGCTACAGTATTATATTGAGAATCACTTGTTACACCAGCAGCTATACCTGTTAAGTTAGAACCGTCACCGTAAAGAGTTGCAGCATAAAAATTTCCAAATCTTTTACTTGATGTTCCTAAATCTTGTGAACCATCATTTCTAGGTCTTATAACTCCAGCACTTGATATGTATAATCTTTCAGTGTCATTTGTGGCAAACGCCATTTCATCAGCGTTATGGTCATATTTGATAATTCCTTTATATCGACCACTGCCAGATGTAGAATCTGCAAAGAAAATACTTCCATCATTTGATGTCCCTGATCGAATAGTTAGTCCAGTATTACCTGATGTATGTATTGTTAAATCATCTGCATTTGTTGAAGTTGTAGGGTCAGTCGTACCAATCATTAGTCGACCACTTGAGTCGATGCGGCATCTTTCAGTACCATCAGTCTCAAATGAGATAGTATCGGCAGCAGGGAATTTTATCTTTGTATTTCCATCATTTACATGAGCTATTGTTTCTGCTATGTTAAGATTCCCGTCAACTTGTAAGGTGCTAGTAAAGAAACTGGGTGTAGATGCTAAAATACCACCAGTAACATTAAGATTAGAACCATCAAAAGTTAAGTTTGATTCACCTTCTAATGTATTTGCAGTTCCAGAACCAGTTATAACTCTATTATTTGCGTTATTGTTTATTGTTGTTCCTGTAATTTCAGCCCATGTAAGGCCACCAGTATTACCAGATTGTGCTGTTAGTACATAGCCATTAGTAGGTGAGTTAGATACCTTTAGGTTTGCTTCATCTACTACGTTGTCCGCAATCGTTAAAGCACCACTACCTGTAACTTCTCCTGTGTGAGTTGCGTTAGATGTAATACCAGCAACTGTTGAGTTAAGTGCAGCAATGTCTACACCATCAACTGTTCCTGTAACTGTAATATTACCTGATACATCAATACCATTAGCACAATCTAAGTTACCAGCTATATCAACGTGTCCGTCTGTATTAATTTTAAATCTTGTTGCATTATTATTAATGTCATAAACTTGAAAACAATCAGTGTCTGCAACTAATCTAAAATCAGGAGCACCGTTAGTATCAATAAAGTCTATATGAGGTGCCGTAGAAGTTATTTTTAACATTCCGGTAGTCTCTATATTTGCATTAATAGTTTG